CATCGATGAAAATAATTTTGTGAATGTTTCCACTTTTTCCACAGGGGTTGAACCGGACACTAATCAAAATGTAAACCATGATTTAAGAAGTGGTCCAAAACCATTTGGAAATGTAAACCAATTTACAACACGGAGACGAGGAAGAATGGGAATGATTCTATAATGTTTTTCGAAATAACATTCGTATTCTTTTTATTTTGTATGTATTTTTATAATATATACAAAATGCCGCGTAAAACAGCCTATCTAAGGGGGAAAAAAAGACAATATTATACACGTCGCTATAATAAACCAAACCCCAATATAACACCCTATTTACAATCACTGAAACAATTATATCCGTCTTATACCATGGACCAAACCTGTTTGACAGATAAATATTCTGGACATCAAGTTACCTATGGAGAAATGTTGTATGAAGGAATCGACAAATTGTATAATGAATCATTGCAGTATTTTGAAGAAGAGCCATGTGCCTTTTTAGATATTGGTTGTGGTCGTGGTAAATTGTGTTTACATATGGCAAATTATTCAAATATTACAAAAAGTTTAGGAATTGAATTGGTAAAAGAACGTTATGATGACGCCGTAAAATTACACACTATATTAGCAAAACGTTTTCTAGAATATACAAACAAAACAACGTTCATAAACATAAACGTATTGTATTTTTCGTTTTCATCTTTCTTCAATACAAATAAACCTGTATTTGCATGGTTTAGTAATCTTTGTTTTGATTCTGATATTACAACACAAATATTTGACAAGATTTCCAAAGAATTTCCAAAGGGAAGTATAATATGTTGTTCTAAAATATGTGACGGTGTGTCATGCAATACCAAATTAAAACTGTTATGTACTTTACCCATACCAATGTCGTGGAGTGAAACGAGTAATGTGTACATGTATAAAATTGTGTAACCCCCGCTACGCGTGGAGGGTACTTTATACATTGTTCATGAGTATAAATTTATAGGTAATGCCAATTTCATTTGTGGTTTCCCACAATCCCGATATTTTTAATACAATATGATTGTGTTTGCTGTTATAACTATTGTTATATATTTTGATTTTTCCGCTTATTAATTGATTGTATAAATTAAAGACGTTTTTCTTGCAAATGTTTTTTTCAATATTATAACAATCAATCAATTTGGTTTCTAATTCTTGTATTTTCGAAATCATATTATAGTTGGATTGAAGTGTGAAAAACAAATAATTTTTATTCATTATTTTGTCAGATGGAATAATTTCCAATGGAAAATCAATGAAAATTCCGTTTAATGTAATAAATTCATCGGTATAAATAATTTTACTAAAGATTCCTTCTACAATTGTATTGTCCTTTTTTTCTAAAAAAGAAACATTTATAATGTCGATGTTTGCAACATCTAATACTAAATTCATGGTCTTGTGCAATAAACTTAAATAGAATCCTTTATTATTTATAAATTGTTTTACAAATAATAATTTTATAGTACCTATAATTACCCTTAATTACCCATATCTAATAATTAGTCGCTGATTTTTCCAGAGGGGGCTTCTTCTTCTTTCTCTTTGTCATCCTCTGGATTTCCTCCATTTGGATCGGGAGCCATATTGTCAAGCCCCTCAAATGTGCGTGAATAAAGGAAATTGAATATTAAATATAAGTAAAATGCCAACAACAAAAATAATAATGTAGATTTAATATTAAGTGCCATTGTTATATAATAATATATATAATATTATATAAAATGTCGGCAACTCTAAATTTTAATCCCATAAAATATTATTCATGGAAAGGGAAAACGTTTACACAAATTACAGCAAGTCTACAAAAGAATGCAGGTACAATTGGGCTTGGTTCTGGACCTAGAAAAGACACAAATACAAATTTATTTAAATCCAGACCACTCAAAATATATAGACGTGAAATTGCTAGCCAAACAACCATTCCATGTTCTCGTAATTCACTGAAAATAGATGACCTCAATATGCCAAATGGATATATTGTAAATCCCAAACAAAATAGTGGTTTAGTAAATACATTGGATATACATTTGACAACCAATCAATATGATCGCGGAGATGCAAAATGCAATACAATTACCACATGTATGTCCCAACAAGCAAATGCGCGACGAAGGGTGCGTAGCAGTGGTATGATCCGAAAAGATTATGACCCCCTGAAATCTGGATCAACTGTTGCCAAACTAAAATATTATACAAATACATCGCAATATTTGAACAGTCGCAATATGACATACCAACAAAATCAAACTATACACGTAAAGAGTGGTGATAAAAATTCGGTACCGGGTACCCCTTCTTCGGCATCCAATGTATATTCTACAAATTCTGTCAATTCATGTGTTCAAAATATTTATTATAAACCGAGCAACCCACAATTCGCAGAACAAGGAGCAGTATCTTCCAGTTCTCGCATATTAAGAAAGAAATTCGATACCATTACGACAGTTGGTTCTTCTCTGAGAAAACCTTACGGTATGGGATTGGCAAATGCATTGTCATATGGTGTTCCTTACAGTGGTTTTAATTTAAAAGATAAGATGGGTTACCCCCAAAAATGCACGCCGTCAGTCACAAGCACAGGACAGTTTGTAAAAATAATGAATTCCAAAATATGCAAGGTATAATCTTTTACACTCGAAATGAATTCGAATAAGGAGACGAAAAAGTGTTTGTCGAATTGAAAATCTCGTGAAATGGTACATTGAATTTAATACACCAATTCAAACATTTTTGTATATTGGTTTTAATAAGCATGTCAATTTTCTCCATTTTTTGTTTTGTTTCAATTAAACAAATTGTATTGTGAATATTTTCGATTTGTTGTTGTCCGAATATAGAATTGTATTCTTCCAATTTGGTTAAATAATAATTTGGAATAGGAATATTTAAAAAACGGAATGCAAATGTATCACAAACAATCATTTGTTGGAATGTTCTGTGAATATAACCATAAAATACTACATTGGAATTGTAGATAAACCGTTTGCATACAATGTATTTTTCACTATTGGCAGATCGACTGGTTTGAGGTTTACTAATATACACTTTTTCATAAAACGAAGACAGTAAATACAATAAATCAATACTGTGATTCATAAAGGAATCAAATATTTTTAAAACAAATGCTCCATTTTTCTTTTGCATACATAGTGCAAACGCAATTTGCGCAAACAACAATTTCGCAATCGAATTTTCTTGACTGTTAAAATCCATAGAAAAATCGAATCCTCCATCTGCAGTAATTAAATCCATAGAATGTTGGTATTTGCTTACACAATATTCGAAGTTTTCTATATTCAATATATTGCCCGTTCCATCTGCACCATTTTCAATACATACATTTTTATGTTCTTTCAGAAATCGCTGACTCTTTTTCCATCCCGGAATGTTTATATCATTTGCCACATCTAACATGGTCATTCCAATATATACATCGTTATCGTTTTTACGCATTTCGCAGAGCGCTTCTATAAAACCACCGGGCCCTTCTGCCAAATGAAAGGATTGTAAGGGGGTAGATTTGGGTCGCATAATGACACGTTTGGCATGGGTATGTGGATATTGTATATCATAATATAAATCGGTTAATTTAAATACTTGTATGAGTTCAATCATTTTGAAATAGGAACGGGACAATGGTTTATGTTTTGAAATGCTTTTTTTGCGTTGGGGTACAATAGTATGAATATATTCATATGAATTTGTATATTTTTTATAAATATCCCATTCTTTTTCATAATCGTTGATCTTTTCTTTAATGTCACATAAATAATAAGATAGTGAATTGGAAATATAAGGTTGTGGATGTTCTTCGACGTCTTTATATTGTAAATTTTTATAAATTAAATAATACGTTTTTGGTAATAAAAAATATATCATTTGTAATGGTAACACTTATTATAAATGATATTTTGTTTTTATGTATTTTTATTAGGATAATAATAGTATAATGAAGACAACATCGTCTATTTTTTCTCTTTCTTAGATGCCCGCTCTTTCTTAGCAACTGCCTCTTTTGTATCCCCCTCTTTCGCGACTGCTTCTTTCTTGACTCTTTTCTTTTTTAACACAATAGGTTCTGCAGATGGTTCCAATGCCAATGAAAGGGTTTCCCGTTCTTGTGGTGCAATTTCAGGTATACTCGAAGCAACTGCTGCTTGTGGGGGTCCTGCTTTCTTTTTCGGGCGTTTTATAATAACAATTTCGTTATCATTATTTGCCAATTTATCAATTTCATCCACATCCAATACAATGGTTTTATTAATAGGGGCTTCAACTCCGTCTTCATTCGATTCTGTAATCGGCGAATATTCGTCCAATACAAAAGATTTCTTTATTTTGCGTATAAAAATGGGTTTCTTTGCTTTTTCCACTACCTTCTCTTTTTGTTCTGATGAAGCCACTGATTTTTTACTAAAAGACAAAACATCACGTGGGTTTTCTTCATGTTCTTCTTCCACATCTTCCATTTTTTCTTCAAAAGCGCTTATGATTTTGGCCATTTTTTCGGGATTTTCGATGGTTCTTACTTTTTTAAATACAAAATAACGATTCAGAAATGAAATCCGTTTTTCTTCTTCGCTCATTTTTGACGATTCTCCATAATCAATACTCTTTCGGGGATTTCTGCGCAATTCGTGTTGCATGGTGGAAAACATTTCGTTAAACATTCCTGTGGGGTTCGGCAACTGCATATTTTTGGCTTCTTCTTTACTAATTAATACAAATCCGTAATCTTCCATAATTTGTATGAAGTAATTGAAGTTCACCAAATATTCCACAAACACTTTGTTAATGCTTTCTTGATACACCGAAATAGGATATCCCAACGAGGTTTCATCATCAGGAAATCCAGTTTGGCTGTAGTTTTTGGTAATTTCGTATATTTTTTTGTCATCTTTCATGATCATAATACTTTCCCCCTCCATTTTCTGTTTCAACAATTGAAATACAGTTTCGCCATCATAACATGTGCCAATAAAATGACCTCCCATACTAATGCATTCCGCCAAATTGCGTATGAAAGAATGGAATGTTTTGGGATTTTCGAAGAAATAGTGGAGTGCAAATTGACAAGACCCAATATTGAATCCGCCATGCGCAATACCGTATTTCTTATAGACTCCTTCCCCTAATAATTTACGTTCTTTGGGACCATTACCAAATACTGCTTTGGCAATGGTTTTATCTTTCTCGCTAATAAAGGCGTCTCCATTTCGAATATTTAATGCACTGGTTCCTGTAACAAAGAGTGCATCCGGCAATTTATAAAATTTCTTGCATTCTTTTAAATAACGCGCACATGCGCCATCCAAATTGTTGTGTATATTGTCTTTTGAAATGTCAATCCCAAAGACAAACCCCAATTTGGATTCTATCCATTTCGACTAATCCCCCGCTTTACCTACTGCAAAATCAATAAGGGTGTGTTTAATTTCTGATACACTTTGTATGAGTTTCTTCTTTATGTATAAATTATGGAAATTGCGCAAGGCTTTTGTATTGGATTCGTGTCCATAGCGATTGTAATATACATCATTTTCAATATATTCGGGGAATCCATTTCCACTCGAAATCATGGATTCAGTAATTGGATTGTGTATGGATTGCCAATTGTTATTGGCGGTTTGATATGAATTGCCGTAATTTTTAGATGCCCCCGACCTCAGTTCCGCGGTTTTATCATAACGCACTCGTATTGGTACCCATTTCCATCCTCCTTCTAATGATTTGTCGTATCTGAATTCGACAATCATGTCTTCTTCGAAATATTCACCCCCTTCTACTTTTCCTTCTTCGTCAATGAGTTCGCCTTCTTCGTCCCCTTCTTCAAATATTTCTTCGGTTTTCATATACAATTGACCAAATTCATTTTCGTGTAAGATGACATTACAGAAACATGCGTATGGGTCATACGGATTTGTGGGTTGAAATGGAACAGGTTTGTAGAAGTCGGTTTTTTCGTCATTGGGAACATAAGAGGGAATGTCTCCATCAATCAAACTTTGATAGGGGTTCAAAAATCCATCGTGTTTTTCGCTAAATCCGCAACGCAATATGAGTGTTTTGTATTGGACAACATGCTGTAATCCGTCCACGTTTTTCCCATTTTGAAATATATTGAAAATTTCGTCTTTTCCATTTTTATCTTTTTTCACACTTACAAGAAAATCGATGGTATTGTATTCCACGGGTTTCCATTTAAAGGACATATCCCATGTGATTTTACCGAGTTTGGATGCAACACCTACCCGATTACTTCCTACACCTGTAGCACAAGGTGTAAATATTAAACCATCAGTATTGTATTGATATATACCACTTTTAATGTCTCCCAATATTTTGGCACATCCATCAAAGATGGAAAAATCTTCGCTATACGAATAAAACGTTTTGCAAGTAATTGTGAAATTGCACGCAGTTGTTTTTTTCACTGCACTGGTAACCTCCTTCGAAGTGGCAGTGGATTTCGAATTCTTTATAGATGCACTGTCTAATACAGAATAAGGATTCAACACATGTATGCTTTTCATCAATAACATTAAACGGTATTTGTTATCCAATTCTTCTTCTTCTCCTGGAATCTTCATAAATGCCAATTCTCGTAAACTCTTTCCATTGACATAATAAATATCAAATGCCGCATATAAATTGATGTATTTTCCTTTTTTATCGTATTTAATATGTTCTCCATCCAACAAACTGTCAAACAGCGTTTTCTCGTTCGTCATAGTTCCTGTAAATATAACATTCATATTAGTATCAATCATGTAAATTCGCCCATTTTCCGAAATGTACATCAATCTACGGTCACCGTCCGCCTTATCCGTTACCGTGTAATTTTTTCTTATGTTGGGAACGGAAGTGCCGTCATCATTTTCTACCACATTTTCCAATTTCAATGTAACCGATGAAGGACCAATGAAATTACGGGAATTTACATAGTTGTATTTGTAATCCTTTCCATATACCAATTTCATATAAGAATCTAATATTTGGCTTTGTTCGCTATATGAAATGGGATAATTGGTGCCTTGTAATGCGCCCAATATAATACGAACTCCTTTACGAATCGCATCAATGAGCGATTCTTTTGTGTTGTAAGGGGTTCCTCTACCCACCATAGAATTGTTTACTTCCAATTCTACATCATACACTTCGATTGTGTTAAACAAATCTGCATCTTGTATGGTATATTGCGGAATATGGACTTTTCCGGTTTTTTTGTTCATTTTTATTATACTAATGTCCGCATATAATGGCAATTCGGGGTGAGAAAAACGTACGCGATTAATATAGCGGAAAATCTTTCTGGAATCCACCCAATTGGCAATAATACCTCGTGCAATATTTGAACCGGTTCCAAAATCTTCTTCCAACTCATACGAAACACGGAAATTCAAATCGGTGAATTCGACTTGACGCAGTTTTTTGTTATTTACCACTGGCGGCGTTTTCTTTGTGAATTTTATACCACTTCCACGCGCAATCATTTTTTTGTCGATTATTTTTTGTATATTGTTCGTTTTGCAATATTCTTGAATCAGATCTAGTCCCACAATTTCCGCACGAACATTGGATATTTTGGTAAGGCCAGTTCGCGATTCAATATATTCGTTTTTAATACGCAACATGTGAGTTCCATTTATATTTTCCGATTTAAATCCCGCAGAAAACAAATGTTTCACAATCTTTTCATAATCGATTTTTGTGATGGGTTTTGACAATTTTGTATGCGTTCCAAAACGGATTTCCATTTCATTGGTTTTATTATCGATTTTCAAAAGAGGATTACTTGCTAAATACAGGCTTACCATTTCTTCTAATTCTTTTTTTGGGTTATGGTTTTCATTAGAAGTGGAATTCTCCTTACTTAGTGTACTTTCTTTTGAATTACTCATTGGAAAAACTATATAGTTAAATCATATTATATTTTCTATTTTGTTTCAATTTTTCATATATTCACATATTCCAATTACACTTTTCCACAATGGAATCATACAACTCCTTCTTTTTGCCATGTACTGGAATTCCTAGAATAAGTGCCATTTTTTCCAAATCGGGTATTTTATATTCACTTAACGATTTTAATGGCTTTTCAGAATTAAAAATGCGGATTTTATTATTCACAATATGGTCTATTTTTTCCTCATTGACTTCCAAATCCAATCCATATTCTTTGTCATTTTTACAATAAATCACTATTGTGTTTTCACATGAATATGTTTCAGTTTCAGTACTTCTATAAATAAAATACATGGCATTTTTCACTACATAAATGCGCTTATTGTAAAAAATAGAATATGCAATACAATCTTGTAGGGATGCCATTTTTTGAATCATGAGCGCAGACAATAATTCTTGTATCATAATATTGGTGACTTTGTGATTGGATTCCTTTAATTTTTTGGGATTTTGTTTTATAAATTGAATTATTTTTTGTTTTTCGTCCAATTCGCGGTTTTGATAGCGACTTCCAATCATATGAAATTCGTCTACACCATAACATGCGCTATAAATACACCAAAAAAGGGAATTTTCTTTTTGTGGATAAAAAAGCGAATTGTCAGAGGATGCAATTGGATTTGGGTCACTTATTGGGGGAGGTTTTTCGGGATTACTCACAGGATTGGTTTTTATGATTTCCACAACGGGTTCTTCACTTTTTACAAGATTTTTCAACACCAAATAATTCTGTGGTGTCAACATGTATTGATGTAAGTTTTCTACTTGAGTTGCATTATCAAATTTATTACAACTATAAAAAATTTGATGTATACTTTTCATAAAATCATTTTGTTTTGAATATGAATTTGCAGGAATTATTTTTTTCTGGTATAAAAATGTCATGTAGAATTATAAGGAATGAACCGTTCTATTATACAATAGATTATTATCTTTATCTTCTTTATCTACAAAAAATGTATTTTTGAACTCATCACACTGAGTTTCCAATTGCGAAATCGAGGTTTCTTGCACATCAATGTAATCAATGTATTTTTTAATTTCGTCTAATGTAGAATTCGGTAAAAAAGATAGGTTTACGAAAATTCCGCTTTTGTTTTCATTTAATTTTATAGAAGAACATGTTTTCAATATTTTTAATATTTCTATATGATGAAATTTATTCATCGATTCAATCTTTTTTTTGATATTTTCCAATTCAAAAGAATCTATTCTATTTTCTTTTTCTTCAGGTTGTTCATCTTCTTTTTCTAGAATAATGATTTTTTCGGTTTCCATTGTATTTGTCATATTAACAATAAATTATTATAATTCTATATTGTTTTATTTATTCTTCATCATTAATAGGCGCATCATGATAATCCGTATAATCCATATCTAATTGTTCATTCCCGCCCAATATTAACCGCGGATTTTCACTGCTCCCCCCGCGATTGCGTGTGCGACCGGGTTTGTCTTGATAGGAAGGATCCATCAATTGACCAATTACGCATACATAAGGGTCATTCAATTCAAAACGGGATCCAATGACCTTTACACGAATGTTGTCATTTTCCTTTACAGAATTGAAATATGCATTTGTGGCATAATGATCTTTTGCAATAAAAACGGTCAATGGAACAATTTCATTTTCTGTAATGACTTCTGCATGTATACCCGCTTTTGTTACTGTTTTTACAGTGCATTCAATAAGCATCCCTTCCACTGGATTACAAATCATACATTCGAATGTTGCTTGAAATTCAATGTTCTCGGATTGAACCAAGCCAGACGAATAACTAATAATTTTGATTGATTCGGGTTTTATAAACCCTTGGGCAATGCAACGTCCTTCATTTTTGGATATAAGTTTTTGTTCCAAATTTTGTTTGCTATTTTTGCCAATTTCAGTAATGGAAAGAATAACCTTTTGGGTTAACAATGAATTCATATACACTCCATATATTTTGAGGTCTGGTTTCATTGATTTTATTGTTTTTATGTTTGTTGTTCTCATTGTAGTTTCCATGTTAATATAAATATTGTGATATATATTTATATTATTATAAAGTAATTAATATTCAATTTTATACCTTTACTTGGAAAACCCCTCATCAATGATAGGTGTTATACTTTGGAATAATGCACAATGTCATTGAAGACTGTTTTCTCTGGACTTATGTAATAGAGAAAACAGTCTT